GAAACATTTGAAGTTACTTGGAGATACCAACACTTTGAAGCATCTGCTGTAAACTTCTAATTTTAGTCCTACTAAATAATACAACCTAGTAGGAGATATTATGGCTGAACTGTTTGGATTCCGTTTTGAAAAAGTAAAAGATGTGGGGGGAGAGAAGTTTACTCTCCCTGCCGCTGATGATGGCACTGTAGAAGTTGCTGGTGGTGGTTTCTATGGACAAGTGTTGGACACCGATGGAAGAGATCGGACTGAACAAGACTTGGTTCGTAGATATCGAGACATCGCACAACAACCAGAGTGCGATTCTGCAATCGAAGATATTGTCAATGAAGGTATCGTGTCTAATGAGATGGATCAAGCTGTCCAGATTGTGTTGGATGGTATACCCTATCCCAAAAGAATAAAAGATAAAATCAGAGATGAGTTCAATGAGGTATTGAGACTTCTTGACTTTGATATCAGGGGTCATGATATTTTTCGTAGATGGTATATAGATGGTAGAGTGTTCTATCATAAAGTTATTGACAGAAAATCACCAAGAAAAGGTATTCAAGAATTACGATACGTTGACCCAAGTAAAATTAAAAAAGTAAGAGAAAGTACAAAAGAACCAAAGAAAGGTGGTTCTGGTGTAGAGTTGGTCAAAAAGGTTGAGGACTATTATCTCTACAATGATAAAGGTATCTCTTATCATGGAACAGTTCAAGGAATCAAGATTGCACCAGACAGTATCGCATACTGTCCATCTGGTGTCATAGACCAAAACAAGGGAAATGTATTATCACATTTACACAAAGCAATTAAACCAGTAAATCAATTACGCATGATAGAGGACGCACTGGTTATCTATCGTATATCAAGAGCTCCCGAAAGACGTATCTTCTACATCGATGTTGGTAATCTACCTAAGATGAAGGCAGAACAATATCTCAAAGATGTAATGAATCGATATCGTAACAAGTTAGTATACAATGCATCCACTGGTGAGATACGAGATGACCGAAACCACATGAGTATGTTAGAGGACTTTTGGTTGCCTCGTAGAGAAGGTGGTCGAGGAACAGAAATCACAACACTGCCTGGCGGTTCTAATCTTGGTGAGATAGATGACATAGTTTACTTTCAGAAAAAACTATATCGTTCACTAAACGTACCGATATCTCGCATGGAAGCAGAGGCAGGATTTAGTCTTGGACGATCCACAGAGATTACAAGAGATGAACTCAAGTTCACTAAGTTTGTACAACGATTGCGTAAAAAGTTTACTGCACTGTTTACAGATATATTAAAAACACAATTAGTTTTGAAAGGTGTCATATCCCTAGAGGATTGGCCAAAAATAAAAGAACATATTCAATATGACTTCTTGCAAGACGGACATTTTGCAGAACTGAAAGAAGCAGAACTACTCAAAGACAGATTAGATGTTTTACAATCTGTAGAATCATATATCGGTACATTCTTTAGTAAAAGATGGGCACAGAAGAATGTCCTAAATATGACTGAATCAGAGATTGATGAAATGCAAAAAGAAATGAACAAAGAAGCAGGAATGGATGCTGAAGAAGGTGGAGTAGAACTCGGGCCAGATTCAGACGGTGTAACAAGATATGGCGGAGAAGATAATGGAGGAGACCAATGAGCGTTAAAGATTTAGTAAATCACTTAGTACAAGGTAGTCATCTGGAAGCAGAGGACGCATTTAAAGATGCAATGGCAAACAAAGTCGGAGCTGCACTTGAAATCAAAAGACAACAAGTCGCAAACACTTTTGTCAAGACACCAGAGGTGGAGGAAGATGTCGAGGAAGTTTGACGAAATATACAGTTCTGTCATTGAGAAAGATGAACATAAGACTACTAGAGAATATAAAAGACTTTCACCGAAGATGAAGAAAGCTGTTGACGATATTTTCAAGAAAATGGACTCTAAACCTTCAGATTTCCTAAATACTTTTGATAAAACTATTACAAAAGTTTCTAAAAAATACAATGTGCCTGAGAAAAAACTTTTAGGTTACTTTGAAAAAGAAATGTTAACAATCTGAGGAAAATTAAATGGCTATCAGAAGAGTTCAAAATTTAGGGACGATAACCGCATCAACATTAGGTGATGATGCAGCTCACAGTTTAACTGGATTAGTTCTTAGTCCTAACAGTGGTGTAAGGGTAAATGAGTTTGCTGGAAACGATGTGTTTGTTAAACTCACTCTTGCTGGTACTGCGGTAACTGCAACAAACGGAACCTATGTAAAAGCATCTAGTTCCTTAATCATACACCCAGAGGAAAAACCACAAAACGGCCCAGGCAATATATTACTAGATGGAACAGATTCTAGTTCTTCTAATGCTGGTGATTCGATTACTGCTGAGTCTGGTGTGGATTCAACTGGTAAAACTGTTCTACAATACAATCGAGCAGAGGATAACTTCACACTATCTGTTAAGAACGAAACAAACGGTTCAGATGGTGGTGTACACGTTGAAGAAGTTACCCTTACACAGACCATATAGGATAGAATCATGAATACAGTTAAACTAATATCAGAAGAAATCCAAGACGTAGAATATATCTGCGAGGAACAAGAGAACGGTAAAAAAGATTATAAAATAAAAGGTGTCTTTATGCAAGCGGATATCAAGAACCGTAATGGTCGAGTATATCCGATGGATGTATTAGAGAAAGAAGTAAAGAGATACAACAAAGAGTATATCAACGAGAAACGTGGATATGGTGAACTTGGACATCCAGAGGGCCCAACTGTTAATCTGGAAAGAGTATCTCATTTAATTACTAAATTGTATCCCGATGGAAAAAACTTTATCGGTGAAGCAAAAATACTCAAAACACCTATGGGTCAAATAGTAAAGAGTTTGATGGATGAGGGTGCAAAATTAGGGGTATCCTCAAGAGGAATGGGTAGTTTGGATCAAAGAAATGGTGCAAACTATGTTAGGAACGATTTTTATCTTGCGACTGCGGCTGATATAGTTGCAGACCCCTCCGCTCCTAACGCATTTGTACAGGGAGTAATGGAAGGAAAAGAGTGGGTTTGGGATCATGGTTCACTTGTTGAAGCAGAACTTACACTCGCTAAAAAACGTATAGAGGAAAGAGCACGTTCTAGAAAATCTAAACAAGAAGCACTAGAGTTCGCAAAATTCCTCAAAATGTTATAATTTATAAATAATATTTAATAAAGAGTACATAAGGAGAATCCCCATGGCGGATAACGAATTAGATAAATCAATTGAGGAGCTTGAAGCCGAAGTTCTAGCAGAACTTGAAGAGGCCGCACACGATGCTCCTAAAAAGGGCGCTCTTCCTCCTGAGAAAATGGACAAAGCCAAAGGTGGTGAAGTTCAAGACTTAGGTAAAGCAGTAGTTGACCCAGAACAAAAAGACGCACCCTCAAAGAAAGCATCTGCTTCCGCAAAAGAAGTTGGTGGTGATGCTGCACAAAAGGGTGAAGGAAAACCTGAGAAGATGAAAAAACTAGTCGCAAATTACGAAGGTTACACTGATGATGAAATCAGAGAACTTTGTCATTCTAAAGACCATGACTGTGCAACAGTCGTAGAACATCCAGTATGGGGTAAAGGAAAACCTGTTCATTCCTCACACGCAATACCTGATGATAACGGATACGTTGAATGGTATGATGTTCAGTTCAAACATGGTATAGAAGAAAAAGTCATGGCAGAAGATATGGATATCATTTCTGAAGATAGTCATATGGGTAAAAAAGATGAAGATATGGAAATGCCTAAGACTAAGATGCAGGCAATCAACGCCATGAATGATATGATGTCTAAAATGAAAAATAAGAAAAAAGACGAAATCATGGCCATGTATAATGGTATGAAAAAAGCGATGGATGAGGGTGGACATGAACCCGATGAGGAAGAAGAAGATAAAGATAAGATGGAAGCCATCGAAAGAAGAGTCAAAGAAGTAGACGTTACAGAACACGTTGAAGCTCTTGTCAATGGTGAAGGAGACTTATCAGAAGAATTTAAACGTAAGGCTGCAACAGTATTTGAAGCTGCGGTTAAATCTAAAGTTCGTACAGAAATCGAAAGATTAGAAGAAGAGTACGAAAGTAAACTAAATGAAAATGTAGAATCAGCAACAGAAGAGATGGTTGAAAAAGTTGATACCTATCTCAACTATGTTACTGAGGAATGGATGAAGGAAAATGAAATCGCAGTTGAACGTGGACTGAAAGGTGAGATTGCAGAAGATTTCATTTCTGGTTTGAAACAGTTGTTTGAAGATCATTACATTGATGTTCCAGATGAAAAATATGACATACTGGAAGCACAATCTGAAAAAATTTCTGAACTAGAGGGCAAACTTAGTGAAACTATCGAAAGGAATGTTTCATTAAAGGACAATAATGCTAAACTGGTTAGGGAACAAGTCATATCTGAGGTATCCGAAGATTTGGCTGATACTGAGGTTGAAAAGTTTAAGTCTTTAACAGAAGATGTAGATTATTCTGACGAAGAATCTTTTCGTGAAAAATTAGATACTTTGAAAGAAAACTATTTTCCTAAGCAATCCGTTGCTGAGGCTGAAACAGTTGATGATGTAGAAACTGGCACCGCACAGGACGTTGACCTAACTCCATCTATGGACGCATACACTGCTGCCATCGGTAGAACTTTGAAAGGTTAATAGTGCAAAAAAGTTAATTTATAAATAAGTAGAAATAATATTAAAAGGAGAAACAGAATGTTTCAAACAGACCATCTACAAGAAAAGTGGCAGCCAGTCCTTCAACATCCTGATCTTGATGAGATCAAGGATAGTTATAAGCGGGCAGTCACTACAGTAATTCTTGAGAACCAAGAAAAGGCTCTCAGAGAAGATCGTGCGTTTCTTTCAGAAGCTGCACCAACTAACTCAACAGGGGCATCAGTTGATAACTGGGATCCGATTCTAATATCACTGGTCAGACGTTCAATGCCGAACTTGATCGCATATGATATTTGCGGTGTTCAACCTATGACAGGCCCAACAGGACTTATCTTCGCAATGCGTTCACGTTTCAGTTCTCAAACTGGTGCAGAAGCGCT